AGACACAATACATTTCGTCCGTACCATTTGTTAACGCTGCGGATAGTGTAAGAGTTGTGCCCGATGCAGTGTATGCTTTACCTGATCCTGGCTCCTGGACAATGTTGTTAATTACAAGACGAAGATCATTTTCGTTATTTACGGAATGATCTAAAGTATATGCAGTTTGAGAGTTTACGATTGTAAATACTTGTCTCTCAAAACTTATAAAGCTTCTTGCTGGTGCGTTTCCTAAATAGGCCATGAATCTCCTTACGTACTAATTGCATCGACAACAGACATCCAAACACTTAACGAACTTGCTGTGTCGGACTGTGCTTTTACCACGTCTCCCGATTCAATTACTATCTTACTTCCACCGTCTATAAGTTCGAGCGATCCGCCCGCAACTATCGGTGCATTTTTAATTAAGTAGTGGTCCTGAGAACCACCTGTTACTGATGATGTAATAAACACACTAGCGTTTATTGTTGATGTTGTTGTATTTGCTAAACGAACAGAGATAATTGCGTCATCAGAATTACTAGTATGAATAGTAGCTGCTGATGTTCCTACGTCTTGATCCCCGTATCTTTCAAAATCTTGTGCCATATATATCCTTTACTATAAAGCTATCGCCATTGCAACCGCAAATCCTGCTGATATTCCTGCTGTACCTGAAGATGCTGATGTAATTCTTCCTTTCGCATCAACTGTTATATCTGCTGTAGTATAACTTGCAGCCGATACGCCAGAATTAGCTAGTGTTAAAGCTCCTCCAGATGCTATTGTTGCGTCTCCAGATATATCAACTTCTTCAAATGATGTGCCATCAGCTACTAAAATTTTATTAGCTGTGTTTGTTGGCATTTTTAATTTAGATCCAACAGTTATATCTCCTAAAGTAGATAAGTTTGAATTAATTTTGTTACCAATACTTGTAACATGATTACCCATGTAAGCGTGAGATGAACATTGATAATATAAAATGTTTGGTGTTTCAGAATCGACAGCTATTTGTGTGTATGCTCCTGAACTACCTGGAGTTCCATTTGTAGTTACACCTGTTGTATAAGCTGTAGATTTATCTGCTTCTAAATAAAATCTTAATGGGTGACTTGAGTTAGTAGAATCAGATTGATCAAACCTATAGTAATATTTGTAAGACGTATCTGTTCCTGACAATCTTAATGCAGGAGATTCTAATCCATCTAAATAGTAAGCTAAAGTAGATGCTCCACCCGCACTTTCATATGGATGATTACCTGATTTATCTGCAACTGTAACTGTAATAACTTTTGGCGCTGATGATGAACCATACTCCTCTGGATTTGGTAAACCTATCTTTGCACCAGGCACTGTACAGAATACTTCTGTTGCACCTGCAAAGTTTACTTTTGCATCACTATTAGAACTGGAGATAACATAAGTTCTAGCAAGTGTGCTTGCACCTGAGTTTAAAGTTCCAAGACCAACTTCAAAGTTATTTGTTCCTGTTTCAAAGATACAGTAATAAGTAGTATTACTTCCACCAATACCAGCAGAAAAAGTTTCAAAACCTGAAACTGCTCCACCTAGTGTAAACGTACCTGTTCCAGTAGTTGCACTGGATTCTTTTACCCTATCGTTTAATTTAAACGCCATTTAAAATCCTATGATGATGTTAAACTAATTATTGCATTACTAGCAGTAGAAGGATCAGGAAACGAAATAGTGAAGTCACCATTCGTTGCTGTCTTCGTTCCACCGAAATCTAAAACTACACACAACTTATCAGATTTATCGTCATTGTATATCGCTGCAAAAGCTGCACCAAAAGTTGCAGCTCCAGTTGTTGCTGCACCCCAAGTTACATCTGCAAAATCTACAGACGAAGTGGCAGTTGTTGCTACAACAGCCTGACTAGCCAAAGTTTTTCTAGCGTAGTTGGAACTGCCTGCTGAAGAAACTTCATTCGTAGTTACTGCAGTTGTGCTAGACGTTGTGTAAGGATTAGATGTGTACAATGCTATTTTAAAAGAGTCTCCACCATTCGCAAAGTTATGCGTTCCAGAAAGAAGTTCACCTTTAAAAGAAAACGGTACTATATTTGCCATAAATTATCTCCTTAATATTTTGATGATGATTCAGATTTTAAAGGAGTACGAATAACACCATCTTGGTATTCGTCTCTGCGTCTACGACCCATTTGTTCGACCGCATACGATTGAAGTGCTTTTTGATAAGCTTGCAGGTAGTATTGTAACATATCTGCAGGACCTTTCAAGTACCCAAATGCTTCTACCAAACATCCATACAAAAGTAAATCTTGATATTTATTTGATACATAAGTTCCGTTTGTAGCTGCTGGAGCTGCCGTTGGTTGTGTTGTATTTGTTATACTTACAGGTTGTTTTACATAAGCTAATGTAATTTCAAATGTGCTATTTGGTGTAGGTGCAACTACCCAAAAATTAGCGTCCCAATTACCATAATATTTTGGAAGCCCCGAAGAAGTTCCAGGTGTATTATAATATTCAGCCATAAAAGATGTGTCTCTTTTTTCTAAAAAAGTTTGGTTACCTGATGAATCTTTTAATTGAACGTATCTAATAAATCTTAAATCAGATGGTATTGTAACATATCTATTTCCAGAAACTAAATTTGATGTAGCATAAAATCTATTATCGTCTGAATCAGCTTCTCTATAAATTTTATTTTCTGTATTTTTAATAATTGTTTCTAATATAGAATCAGATAACACAGCACTGTCCACCTCTGTGTAGTTTCTAATATCACTTCTTAAATTATCTAAAGTATATGCCATATTATGCTGATACAGTTACAGGTCCTGCTGTAACTGACATGCCTCCCGCTTTTTCTGTTACCGTAGCGTTTGATCCACAACTAAATACATAAGTATCTGTTGCTACACTACTTATACTAAATCCAGATGAATTTTCAAATACTGTATATGCTAAACCACCTGGACTTCCATTTACATTTCTAAATCTAACAGTATCTCCATTTGATCTACCATGATTTAATTCTGTAACCGTAACACTTGCAGATCCAGAAGTTAAACTAAAAGGATTACCACCTAATAAATTTTCTGTGGCTGGTTCAGTTCTGTCTGGTCGTGCTTGTGGTAAACCTTGTGCGTCTCCACCATGATTTTTAGGTTCCAATTGTGGATGCTTTGCTTCAAATTCTGAAATATGAACAAATGATCCATTCCATTCTGTAACCATTTCTTTATATGGAAACTCCATACCTGATCTATCTGATATTGCTTTTGCGTGTTTACCTTTACTTAAATTAGACATTATTTTTTACCACCAGGGCCCATTGGTTTATCTATAAATCCACCGTTTTTTTTATTTTCTCTGCTTGTTAATTCCTCTTGAGCTATTTCTCTCACTGCTTCATCTGAATTATTTATTATAGATCTTAAATTGTTATTGGTGTACTGCGATATATTCTTTCTAAACTCGCTTAATTTCATTTCCCCATAATCACCTACTTTAACTGTTTTTGTCATTATGTACCTGGGTAATAAGTTTTTGGTGTTATGTAAGAACTAGAAGAAGAACCGTCTTCCTGTAGCGCTCTATTTAATTCATCTTCATATAATAACTTTAACATTTGCATTCTATCTGGTGCATATTTAATTGCTAAATAATATGAAAGACCTGCAATCATACAAGGTACAAATCTGTAAGGAACATCCGCATCGTTTGTATATGCTCCTGCATCTTGAATTCTTTTTACATAATAATAATTTATAAATTTTCCTGCTTGATCAGTGCCTGGAGTTAAATATAAAGTTATAGTTACTCTATCAATTAATCTTTCTACATAGTATTGAGTTGGTTGACCTGTAGATGATTTATTTGATAAAGATTGATATGTAGATCTATTAATTTTTGTTAAAGGAGTGTCTACATTGCTATTTCTAAAAGAAGCTTCTAATACATCATCTACACCATATACAGCTGTAGCGCTTGAAGTTCCATCATCCGTAGATCTAAACATTGTGTAAGTTTTTTGATCTGCAACTAATGTAATATTATTGTTTGCAATTTCCCAATAATGCAAACCTCTATTTGCCCATTCTTGAAATAAAATATTTAATGATCTTCTTGCACCTTTTAATTGATAACCAGAAGCGCCTTGAATGCCAATTCTTTCATATGCTTCTTCTACAATGTCAGCAATAGAAAAACCTTTTTCAAAGGTAGAAGTACCTGAAGTAGTATTAGCCATTTACCCTCCTACTTATCTATAATAACAGTTACAGTAGCATTTGAGATAGCAGAAACTGTCATTCCACTTTCAAATACAATTCCGTCTTCCGCAAGATTATAAGCAAACACATCTCCTGCTGGTACATCTACTTGAAACTGTGTTACTGAGTTTCCATCTTGTAAAGTAACTGAACCTGCAGAACCAGATGAAGCTAAAATAATTCCTCTTAATCTTGTTCTTCCTGCGAATACTGAACCTGTTCCTGTTTTTCTAACTGCCCTTACGTCTGATTTCATTATCCTGTATATCCTATTGTTACGGAATCTGTTTGATCTAAATCTAAATAGACTCCTGTTTTAAATCTTATGCCAGAACCAGGAACCATTAAATCTAATCCTTCAGATCCAAATTTAATTTGTAGTTCTAAAGAACCACCTGTACCAGTTCCATCATGTAACTTAACAACACCATTAGTTGCTGCATGAGCTTGTATGTATGTAACTCTACATGGTCCTAAATTTGTACTACCACCAGTGATAGTTTTAAAATTACCATCTGCTGTTAATGTTGTAAACTTTTGATCACTTGAAAATGATCCGCCGCCTGCCATAATATTCTCCTTAAAAATTTATGTGGGGCCGAAGCCCCACACTAATTATTTATTAACTTAAGTTATTATTTTGTATGTACAAAACAGTGACAGTTGCAGCTCCAGTTGTACCATCAGCACTTCCTCCATCAAAAGCAGCTTGAACTGTTACATCAGATGTTCCAATGTCAGTTGCCTCTGTATCTAAAGTGCCTCTAGTTGTAGCTAAAGCTTTTACGTTAACATCATTTAAGAAAGCATCTGGGTCTGCAGATGTTCCTACGTTAACAACAGCTGTACCTGAATCGTTAGATACAGTGGTAACGTTTAAAATAACGTCAATGATTTGTGAGTTAGCAGGTACTATTGCTACGTTAGTTGTGTTATCTGCACCGATAATATCTATTACCGCTGATTGTGCCATTACAACAGAACCTACGTTTGCAGTAGCTCCTTCTCTTATCGTTCCCGCTTTTACTGGTCCCGAAAATGTAGTTGTTGCCATAATTATCCTCCTAGTATTTACGAACGCAGTCTCTAGGCCGTCGACTATACTCGTCTACGTTCTGATTAATTGTATAGTGTGTTTTTTATATACTAGATTTA